TACTAAAAGGAGAGCGTGAAAAGATTCTTTATCCTCTGGTATGCTTTGCGTCACTCCCTTCTCTCCTTTTTTGATGCCATCAAGATAAGTGAACTCATAGAAAAACCCGCCGTGAAGTTTCATGGTTTTCCCGGTGTATTCGATCTTGTCGCCGTTTCTGTAGCTGGTTGCTTTCATGTTTTGTTTTGGTTGTGTTGGTGATTATACAAGTTCAATCATCTCTAAAGTGACTAATTCAGTAGGAACTATTCCACCCCAAATCCATTCAATAGGGGAAATGAAAAGACGATCGATGTTGTCTTCCACAACTCTGAAGATAGTTTCATCTCCGTCCCATTCAGGTTTGATTTTTACTAGTGCGTTTTTCATGTTCATGTTTTTTTTGGGTTGGTGTTGGTTATCGTGATCGCCTCTAGATCCAGTATTTATGCGGTTCCGTTGGCTGTCACTCCATACACTCTACCATCTTTTTAGATTCTTGCAAGATATTTTATCAAGTGGATGATCTTTTTTTCATCCAGGTCGGAAAGATTTCTAAAGAATAGTGTTGACACGTTTTTTCATCGATGAGTATACTCTAATCGTCATACACTTCTTTATACTGGCTAACTCTTCAGCTTATGGGTTAAGACTGCTTACTCTTCTTCTTAACACTCCCAATTAGAGAACGTCCAATATTGGTGACGATCAGACAACACTAAATCCCGGCTTCGCCTCGGACGATATGGATCATTGAAACGGCGAGGGAATGAACAAGGGAAGTTGACTCTATCGGTTCACTCTGTCAAAGATACTCTCTCAAATCATGAAACAGAAAGCCCTCAATACTCGCCAGCGTAAATTTGTGAAGTTAATCGCACAAGGAGAGACTCAAGCACAAGCCCACAAGAAGGCAGGATTCAAAAACACCACAATAGAAGGACACGGAGCAAACGCAATAAGGTTACTGAAGAATGAGAGAATCAAAGAAGAGTTACAGAAAGTAAAAGAGAAGGTTACTCAAAAAACCGTCCTATCTGTTGAAGCCAAGCGGAAGTTCCTGCATGATCTAGTCCATGCTAATCCCCTCGATCCTGATCTTCCCGGCCATCTCATCCAAGAGGCACGAACTGAAGTTGATCCTGCAGGTAACATTAAAAAGGTTATTAAGTTACCATCAAAGATTGAGGCTATAAGAACGGATAATAATATGGCGGGTGATAATTGGAGTGACCGAGCCGGGAGTGAAGTTGTAAACCCCTTCCTTGCCATAGTGTCCTTGTTCTCCAGCCAGCCCGGCACTTTGCCGGCTATGCCAGCACAAGCACGAGTGATTGATGCTGAGATAGTGCCAGCGGACTAGGCGAGCCAGACGAGGGTCATGCTTAAAAGCATTCTTGTAGGGAATCTCTTCGGGTGGTGGGGGAGGGTGCCATCACCTATATATCGGGCGGTCGTGTGCGACACACCCCAACAAAAAAATATCAGTATCTGGAAACTTTCCCTTCTTTTAGTTTCTTTTACAACAACCTTACCTTGACTGATGGATAATAGAGAGTATAGAAGGGTTGTGATGAACCTGCGATACCCCGCTAGTGAGCGTAATAGGCCGAGTATAATGCTTTTGAGGAGTCTGGCTATGGAGTTGGAGTTGGATGCTGGTAATGCGCCTGGAGGCTATGGGGGTATGAAGATGGAGAGGCAGAGGTTGAGTGATGCATTGAAAGAAAAGATAAATGATCCTAGACTATCTGATTGGGATCGGGATATGATTAAGGCACTATGAACGAGGGAGAATTTCTTATCACGCTACTGAATGCTGCGACTATTGGTCATGTGTTGCATTTGCAGAGTCGGAGTTACTCAGAACATAAGGCATTGGAGAAGTTCTATACTGCGTTGCCTGACTTGGTTGACCCTGTGATTGAGGCGTGGCAGGGAAGGAATGGTCAGTTGATTGAGTATCCTGACCAGACTGTGGAGTTGAGTGAGTATAAGGATGCCTTGGAGTTTGTGATGTTCTTGAAGATCCTGGTTGAGGAAGATCGGTATGTGCTGGGGAACGAGAGTGAGATCCAGAATTTGGTGGATGACATTGCCCAGTTGATTGACTCAACGATTTACAAGTTGACCTTCCTTAAATAGGATGTGTTGATTTGGTATGCATATCCATACTCTCATGTTTAAAAAACAAGGATCTTTGAACATATAGGTAATCAACTACTAAAACATTTACAATTAGTAGTTCCGTGATTCTTAACTCGCCAAAATAGACGAATGTTCCCCTTTGGAAATGCCTTAACTCAACTTCTGTGACGAGTTAGGAGGAGGGTTTCAACAAGTGTCAAGACTTTGTAAACCACCTAAACTCCCTATAACTATTTTTTTCTAGGGCGACCCCTAGATTTGGAAGGCGCAGTTTGTTGGGATAACGCAACTCTGCCATAGATGGTTTTCTTGGCCAACTCCTCTGGCAGGTTGTAGATGAAGGCTCGTAGCCTCATCCTCTGTTCTGGATCTATAACCCCGGCAAGGATGCTGTAGTCCTCACCCTTCAAGGCTAATTGCTTTGCTTCCTTCAGGGCATCTTCTTGTAATTTCATTTATAAATAAAAATGCTTGCGTTATGAAAAAATTTGGCTAGTGATTGCAATGTATGAAAAACATATTCACAAAGTCCAACCTTGAAAAGGCTTGTGATGAGTGTGGTGGAACTGGAAATGATTGGTATGATGAAGGTTTGGGGGAACCCTGCTGGAAATGCCAAGGCACAGGCCATGTAGCCACCGAGGAGGGTAAGGCTATACTCCAACTCATTGCACACCATCAGGGTAGTCTTTTGCAATACTCATAACTACTTATCTAGTCTTCTCCAGCGGTCACGCCATAGGAGATCGGCTAGACGATTTGCATAAGCTCTTACTTTCAATTCTGGAAGGTTAGGGTCAAGGATGTGTATCCCTTCGTGCAAAACAGTGTTAAGCCTGTCTTTGGTGGATAACCTTGGATCTATTTCAATTAACTTGTCAGCACAGATAGCCTGACCTTGGTTTCCTTCTCTACCTAGCTTTCGATCCTCAATCTTAATACGCCCTGGTAATTTCATCAGGTGCTTTGTAGAGGTTTAGTTTTACTGTTCCGTTACCACACTTGCACAGGATTGTTTTCTTATCTAGCTCACCCCGCTTGAAAGCACGTTTTAAACGCTTTGATGCAGCATCTTCGCTGATGTTCTGATGTTTTGCCATCTGCTTTGCAGTCACCCATTCTGTGTCCTCAAAGTCTTCTTCCTTTGGGATTTGAGACCCTATTGTTTGGGCAATAGTATCAAGGACGCTTTTCCTTAAATCAGCCGAGGACGGGTTTAGTTTCTTTTGGCTCATACGAGATGATCTTTGCTGCTGGTAATTCTCCCTTGTCACATCCACGCCAATCTAGGATTCCCACACCCGGACGGCATATCGCATCTCCCACAACCTTGTGAGCGTATTTGGTAAGCACCTGCCAAGCTGGAGTTACCAAGAAGATTCCCGATCCATCGTTAAAGATTCCTCCCGTGTGTCTATGGCCTCGTAGATAGATTTTTGGAACCTTATGACCTACACGGGAGTAATTCTGTCGAGCGTTGCCCATCGTTATAGACATCGCTCCTGCTTCAAGGTATGCCCTAGAAGTCGTCGGCATATGGTGGGCAATATCAATGAGGGTTCCGTTGATTTCAAGGAGTCCTTTGTCGCCTAGCCAGGTTGCGCCTATTTCTCTGGCAATCATCTTTTCCCAATCACCCACATGGCATTCTGTTCCAGCAGTCATGTAAACTGCACAAGCCATTTTAGCCAGAGGTCGCAGACACTCGATAGCCGCAAGGGTGTGATCAAGGTTAAGAGCTGCCACAATTTCACTAGACCCATGATGCCTACCCTCAATGCAGTCACCATTGATGATCAAAGCAAATGGGGTATCTTGGAAATGATCGGCAATCTTTTTGTCTTTGTCCTGCCAGCATTGCCACAACCATCTTTGGTGGAGATTGTTTCCTAATCCGATTGTATTCCCGGTAGATGTTTCGTGACCATCAGGCCAGAGACCAACTGTAGAACCACAATGGAGATCACTTACGATAACAACTCCAACTGGTTTTTGCTTTTTAGTCATTGGATTGATGTGCGTAGGGTTTGGGTGGATTGCTTGATACCAACTCTTTTAGAATGGTAGCAGCATCCCTCAAGGACACCTCCCCCTCTTCCATCATTTCTGCAAGCGTCTGGATTGATTGGATTCTCTCCATTAGGTGATGACCATAGCTGATTGAGTCAAGCTGTTCTTCTCTCAAGCTCTTTGCATACCATCCTGCTCCACCTGTCCAAAATTGGGTGTTATGTTCTGTCTGACCCTTCGTGTATTTCTGCCGACCATTCTCTGATGCTTTTTCCCAAATCTCCCAAGCATCTTGTTCAGCATTCATATCACTTTTTTCTAGGCTTACGCTTTGGTTTTTGAACCGATCCGTAACTGACTCTTGCTTCCCGCATTG